AATATCTGCGGACGCAGTTACGTTAGTACCTGACCATGTTTTTACGGCAGCTCCGAAGATTTCTTTTTTGGTAACCTCTTTAACAGTCTGAGTGGTGACTGTAGTTGAAGTCATATTCCCAGTTGTAAACTGAGGAGTTACTGTGTTGGCTTTAGCAATGCTGGGTGATAACAACGCTAAAAGCAAGATAAATTTTTTCATGCTTTTGGTTTAGTTGTTGTGTTTCCGTTTCCGTTTCCGTTACCTGATAGTCTTCCACCACCAATACCTTTAAGTCCTAGCGAAGCTGCGGACGTAGAAAAGATTGAAGCAATAAATGTACTATCAAAATCAAGTATTTTTTTGTCGTGTATTTTTATGTAATTACAAGACAATAACACCATCGACCATAAAAGAATAAATATTTTTATCGAGTCGTGGAGCCATTCCCTTTTGTCATCTTCTTCCATAGTGTCTTAATTACTGGTTTCATAACTTTTACAACCCAATTAAATACAGCCGTAGCAGTTAATGCAGCTCCAACTGAAACTACAGCTGTAGTAGTTGCTGTAATTAATATTTCATTTTCAGGTAGAGGTATCTCAACATTTGTAGAAAACAAATTTACTGTTCTCATTCCTGGCTGATTACTTGGTTTAGTAGAAGTACCTTCTGTTGCTTCAGCATCTATTTCATAATTATCAATAGAAGTATCTGTTGTTATTTCAATTTGCTCTGTTGATCGTAAATCACTAGGAGGTATAACTAACGGAGTGTAAAAAGGTACTTCTGCTGTTGGAAGAGGTATAGATATTGTCTCTATTTCTTCAATAGGTGGAATATTTATAACTGGAATTTGATTAAGTTCTTTTTTCCAATAAGGCATTAGCTAGGTTCTGTAGGCCATGTAATGTTATATGGATCTGTTTGTGTTTGTGGAATTTGTCTAAGCTCATTTCTATAATTTTTCCAAGCGTCAGATAGTGAAAGATCGCTACTAGCTCTCCAGTCGGTATCTTTTAAAATTTCATTTCTTAGTTCTCTAATTTCTATCCATTTCTGATTAGTGAGTGTAGTTTGTTCATCTGCTGTTGTGTTTTCTACTCTTACGTTATAGGCTTTACCACCTTCCACATAAGCATCTACAGTTGATAGTTTTTGTGTTGGCGTTGTATAGCTAAGATTTTCTACAAGTTCTACTACGTTATTTTCAGTAAGAAAATCTGCATTTGGTCCTGTAATACTAAAACTTGTATTAGGAAATAGTTGTTGTATTGTACCAGTGCTTTTTACAGTGGTACCATCAATAATTGCATAGTTCATAATTAAATTTTAAGGTAGCCCAAATCGGGATTTCTGTGCGTTGTATTGACTTGTAACATCTGCTAGTGTAAAAGATTGATCATAACCTCTTATTATTCCCCACTTTCCTTGAAAAGCAAACCACTGAGAATATATATTAAAAATTTGTATGAAAAATGCACTGTAATTCCAATAATAATCAGTGGTTGAGTATTGTGAATAAAATAAATTTTTATTTCTATACATTTTTAAATTACCGCTACTATCTCTAGTTATTATGATTTGCTCCCAACCTGTATTACTACCACTATAAGAAAAATTAGCATAAGGTGGAGAACTGTTGGTTAGTTTCCAAGTAGCAGCCCCCGCAAAATCATCATCGGTGCCCCTAAAACCAATTTCAGCGCAATCAGACTGACCAAGGAAAAAACCCATTGTAGGTTTTGCCATAGCACCGTTTCTAGTAGCATAAGCATGAAATTCATAAAGGGAACCGGTTGAATATCCCACCGAACCTTTTGAAGAAGATGTTGTTTTGTTTTCATAAGCTCCAGTGGTACCATTTCTAGGCAATTTTGCATCATAAATAAATTCAAGAGTATATGCAGCAAGTGATGAACTTGTAGACTGCCATAAATTAACAGTACCGCCCCCAGCAGGTATTCGGAAAATGTCCGATTGCGATGCTGAACTTCCACTAACACTTATACCAGGCATATCTGTATAGTATGGTTCACCACTGTAAGTTGCACTAGCTTCTAAGTAGCCTCCATTAGCTGAATTATATGATTGGCTCCATACCTGACCTAAAAGAGCATATGATGAATTATAATTTATTATTTTACCATTACGACTATTACCACTTAGATCTAAAACGTTATTGCTAGTTCTATTCCAACAATTTACATCTCCAAAATCCCAATGTAAAACAGCACCAGATTTAATTACCCCAACATCACCACCAGCAGCAGCACGAAGTCTATGCGATCTCATTAACCTAAATCTCCTACAGTTGCACCATATAATGTACTGCCAACTTTAAATAATTCTATTGCTGTTGGTGTAGCACCTCCTAATGTTGGAGCAGAACCTCCTACCCAAGTCATCGTTGGCCAAGTCATTGTATAAGAAGAACCACTTGCAGTAACTATAAGAAGCATTGATTGCCCTGTAGTAAGAGAATCAGTTGCAGTTCTATTTGCTCCTAATGTCCAAGTTTGTATTGTTCCATTAATAGGATCTAAAGCTACAGAAGAGGCATCTGTTATTGCAAAAACAGTTTCAGTTATCTCCTTTTGAAAAATAACTTCACCTGTAAAAGTACCGCCAGCAAGAGGCATCTTTGTTGAGTCAGCTACAGTTATATCAGCAGAGCCATCAAAGTTAACACCATTTATAGTCCTTGGTGTAGTTAATGTTGCTGCTGATCCTGTAGTATTTTGATTTAGTTGTGCGACCCTATTTGCTGCTAAAGTTCCGCTAGAAATATTATTTGCATCAGTAGTATCAGTTGTTGCTGAAGCGGCTAAAGCAGTACCGTTTACTGTAATCGCATCAGCTTCTAACGTACCATCGACATCTACATCTCCAGAAATATCTAAGCTTGCTGCTGTAACTTGATTAACAGTAATCGAAGGTGTACCAGTTAACCCTCCTGATGTTCCTGTAGTATTTTGATTCAAAGTATCAACAGAGAATGTAGTACCAGTAAGTGTCAGGCCAGTACCAGCAGTATATATTGTATTGGTATCAGTTGTTTGATCTACCCAATCAAGACCACCTGAGCCATCAGTTTTCAAAACTTGATTAGCATTTCCATCTGTATTAGGCAAAGTAAGGGTGTAACTTGCACCGGCAGAGTGCGGTGGTGAAGCAATTTGTACTCCGTGATTATTATTTGAGCAATTAAGCTTTATTGTCCCAACAGTTCCATTAGTTGTACCATCACCTTTGATTTCAACAACACCAGCACCATTAGGATTTAAAACTATATTTCCGTCAGTTGTACTTGTATTAATTTCATTGCTTTGTACATCTAAGTTACCACCCAGTTGTGGTGTACTATCTTGATCTAAATCTGTATTTACATCAACAAACTCTACACCATCTGCTGTTGAATTAACTTTAACTGTTTTACCTGCTGCTCCTGTGTAGTTTGTTGGAGAATCAGTAAGCCCTGTAAAAGTACTAGAACCTCCACCTCCACCTGTATCATCAGCAATAACAAATTTTGCACTTGATGCTTGATATTTAAGAATTTTATTATCAGCTACACCTGTTAGATCGACATCATTTAATGCTCCTACTGAATTAGATGAGGTTACATCAGCTCCTGTAGCTATACCAGAAAGTTTTGTTTTTTCTGCATCGGTGAAGGCGTTAGTATTTGCTTCTCCTTCATACGCTGTTTTTATCTCTGCTCCAGTTTGATCAGCAGTAGAATTAAGTTCTATGTTTGATAACTTACTTTTTTCTGCATCTGTAAATGCATTAGTATTAGAATTATTTTCATAGGCAGTTTTTATCTCTGCATCAGTTTGATCAGCAGTAGCATTAAGTTCTATGTTTAATAACTTATCCTTCTCTGCATTTGTATATGCGTTAGTATTACTTTCCCCTTCATATAGTGCTTTTATTTCTGCACCTGTCTGATCGTCTCTAGCATTAAAATCAATAGAGTCTAATTTAGATTTATCACTAGCAGACATACTTCCAGCATTAGATGAAGAAGCTGCTTGTAATTTTGATCCTTCTATAGCTGCTGCTGCATTAACGTCAGCATTAACTATTGCTCCATCCACAATTTTAGATGATGTTACTGAACCATCTTGTAATTCTGGAGCTTCTATTGGTTGGTCTTGTAATTCATGAATTGCATATAGTGCTTGTTCAGTATTTGCATTCAAATCAATAGAACGGATAACTGATCCTTGAGAAAATACTACTCTAGGATCATCGTCTCCACTAATTTTACCTACTGTTGTTTGTCTATATATTCTTACGTCTACACCAGATTTAGGTGCTCCAGTACTTTCCTGTAAGGTACTATCAATACTGGTATTATTAAATTCTATTTGTGTGGGATTAGTAGTCGTATCTACTGTGTATTTAGTTGTTGCTTGTGTTACTCCATTTAGAGAAACTTTTACGTCTTCAGTTTTTAGAATGGGAAAGGTGTAGGTAAAAATCTTTTTAGATCCATTAGCTGCACCTCCACCATTATCAGTGTATGTACTTGGCATTTTCCCTGTTTGTTATTAAAAAAGGGCGGATTATTTGTTTTTTCTATTCAGTAATTTTTGTGCTTCTCTACTTGTATTTCTTATGCTTGTTTCTCTAGTTGTTGCTTTTTCATCCATTACTCGTTTCTTAGCTTCCTGTATAAGTCTCTGAATTTCTGGATGTTTTCTAATTGATGCCCAAGCTTTTTCTCTTGCATCATCTAATTGTTTTTTAATTAATTTATTGTGTGTATAGGCTAATGGATCAACATCATCATCAAAGCTTGCCAAGCGTTTATTCATAATTGCCATAGAAGCTAAAACACTTGGATTTTTAGCCATTTCATTAAATATTTCTTCTAAATTTTGACCTTTTTTATTTCTATAATCTCCTATAGCTTTTTGGAATAGTGATCTTGCAACATTACTTTTTGCCAGAGAAACAGGTATTTTCCCATTTGGAGCTGATAAAACAGAAAGTCTTAAATCATATCCACTTTTGTGAAGTAATGTACGACCAGGACTTGGTTGCAAACTTAAAGAAACGGGACTGACTGCATTAAAAATACTTTCAAAAAAGTTCCAATCTCTAAGTGGTCTTCCATTGAGCATGTCATATTTTATTGGAAGTTTACCTGTTACACCTTTAACTCCAAAACCTTCCATTGCAAGGTTTCTATTTCTTACAGAATCTATAATGCTTTTATTTAACTCTCGCATGTAAGGATTTAAGAGTTTACCTATATCATTTCTTAAACCACTTCCTAACGGAAAGAATGCATAACTATTTAAAATATTACCAGCAATTCTTCCAGCACCAGCACCAGGTTCACCACTTAACCAATCTGCTAAATCAGTTATACCTTGTAAATAGGATTTTTCTATAAAACCTGTAGCTATACCTTGTGCTAACAACTGTAGTTTTTGTGTGCCCCATTCTGGACCCATCAACTTCATATTGTCACCAATATCAGCCACTATAGAAAGAATCAAATCGTATGGTTCTAATGTTTGATAACCAACTCGTACACCACCAACAGTTATTGTTTTCCTCATCCAACCCGTATCAGACCACATAGCTCTTTGTGATCTATCAGCTGGT